GCCAGTATCCTGCGCTATCGCAGTTTCAAGTTCGTTGATGTAATCGCGGAACAGCGCAGTCGTATCAAAGCCCTTTGACTCAAAATACTTAACCTTGGTAGACAGCACCATAACGCGGTCAGGATAGATACAGGTATCGTTGTCTACCGTGAACGAAGTCTTCGGCGCATTGGCAACGCTTTCTGCCCATGCGTTGCTGCGGTACTCAAAGCCGAGTACCTCGCCAGCGTTCATGCCGGGCCAAATCTGAAAGTATTTGCCGAGCAACCGGTACCTAATACGGGGGCCGGTCGAGATGTAGCCCGAGAGCAGCCACTCCCATTGCTGTGCGCTTTCGGGGCCAAGCATCTCCCAACGCTTGCTCTTATCCCAATGCGTGCGGTTAACGCTGCTGTAGTAGTCCGCAGGGAGGTCGTACTTGACCTTCTGGAATACCAAATCGCCGCCAGTCTGCGCCTCTGTTGGCTCGTAGTTGATGGACACGGAGGTTGAGGACAACACACCCGTCACATAGGTAGCGTTAGGGATACCAACGCCCTGCACCTGATAGGTAGTGTCAAGAAGTGCGGTGCTAGGTATACCTGTGATGGTGTAAGCCGAGGTTGTCCACGTTCCGGTAGTGCTGATGGCTTCCGTTGAGAACGTGTACTGCTTGGTCAATTCGCGCCAGTCAGCACGCCGCATCAACTCATAACCCGTAGCGTTCATCAGGGCAAGAATCTGAACCACATCCTGATTGGGGTTACCCGCCACCGTTGCCGGTATCGGCAGACCTAGTTCAGCGGTGACCTGCTGAACCAACGCCAACATGGTTGTGGTGCTCATTTGTTAACTCTCCGCAATCTTCTTCGGGCGACCAGCCTTGCGCGCCATAAACGCTGCCATCTGTACCTGAAGTTCTGCCAGTTGTTTCTTGGTATCGTCTAGTTGATTTTCGGTTTCCGAGCGATTCCGCTTTGCGAGAAACCCCTTTGCCTTCTCACGCAGACCTGCGCTACCCATGCCGATGCGCTGCAACTGCGCGTCAGAGGCATTGGCAACCTGCTCCACAGTCTGGAACTTCAAGATGCGAAGTTCCTCGCCTTGACCTTTAGTGATATCGCCGTTGCCTTCAGCAAACCAGACATCAAAAGACGTACCCATTACGGGAACATCATTCTCGTTTTGCTTCATCTGGAAATAGAGATACTGACGCGGAAACCGTCGCTTATGGTCTTCATTCATCGGCTGTTCAATGATGGTCGTCTTGTCGCCGGGAATGTTGATACGCACAAACGGCTTGCCGTCCCACTTCGGGTCTACATCCTTTGCAATGTAGAAATCTACTTGGAGTTGTTCGTCCGCGTTATGGATGTCGCTATCTAAAGGCATTGTCGTTTGCTCCTGTGGGGATTAATTGCGCTGACCATTAATGCTGTACCAATCTGTATTAGATACAGCAAAAAATATGCTTGAATAATTTTGCGCTATTGATGCAGATGTTGTGTTGTTTATCGCATCTGAACCAAAAGGGTAAACTGCTATCGTATTTGCGCCAGAGTTAACAACGAAAACAACTGCGCCCATTTCACACTTCATCAATTTTACGCCAGTAGAAGCCGCAGCGGTACTAACAGCGTTAAAAATTGCAACAAGACTGGTAGCGTCACCGGCAGAGGTTCCCGCCGCTGTAATGCCGCTTGTACCGTCACCGCAAATGGAGATGGTTGCAAGACTGTTAACACCGGCTCCTAGCACTCTAGATGGTAGAGACATTATGCTGCCTGTGCCGTATCCCGACGGCAGCGCATAATCTCTGCAATCAATCCCGGCCCAACCACCTCAATCTTGAGATCAGGCATTACTTCAAACAATTTCTGAAATTCGTTGGCCTGTTGGGCCATTGCAGCGTTAGCGTTAAATTTCTTGCCCGTTGGGCCGCCCACCCAAATGTCCACCGTAAGGCCCGGTAGTTCGCCGGTAAACCGCTTACGCCCGTCTGGGCTGTTGCATGAGTCGTACCCGTACAGCACGAACTTTCTAAAGCCCATGATGTAGCCAATGTTGATGGCCCGTAGGCCCGAGGTCGTGCCCCCGCCAATGGCAAGTTTACCCGGCCCCATTGCTTCCATTTCTGGCCCTTCTGCCCATGAGTGCCACAGCATCACGCGCTTGCCTTGCAGGAAGTCAAACGTGACAGAAGGGCAACGCGAGGCAACCATATACAGCGTGCGGTCGTTCTTGCGCTGTATACCATTGGTGCGGTCGCGGGGGTCAAGGTTAACCCAGAAATCCGGCTCTACGCCGTTTTTGCACAAAAAGTCGTGCGCACCCTTTACTGCGCCGATCACATGACCGGAAGCGCGGTGCGCTTTAATGTCGTTAATGTAATCCGGCATAGACCACCCGCTCGCCACCAGCACCATTGTTGCATCGTGCGTGATGGGAGCGAGGGTCAGTTCTGGTAGACCACGGGCAAGGGCAGACCGTATGTTGGAACAAAGTTCCTCCGGCGTGCCCGCCGCCTGCACCGTGATCTCCAGAGGTTTCATCAGACTGCGCCGCCTGCACCCGAAACGTGCGGGTAGCCCGCCACGCAGGTGATTGCGGTTGCGCCTGATGCCGTGGCGGTTGCCACGATGCCGACCACAAGGCCGACACCGTTGCCTGACACGGTGGCGTCATCCAGCACGCCCGCAGTTGCCGTCGTAAAGAGCGGCACATTGGGAGCGCAAGAAGCAGCCAACTTCACAACCGGCACACCGCCCGTCTGCACCCAGCCATACGAGCCGGAGGCAATGGACACCTGTGCGAAACCAATGCGCTTGGAGGTCGCGGCGTTGGTCGTGGTAAGCATCACGGCGGTGTTGTTCGACAGCACGGCAACCGCAGCATACTGCGAGATTTCCGATGCAGCCTCCACATACACAGCCTGTCCACCATTATCAAGGTTGACAGCAGTGCCAACGTTGAACGATGCAGACGTATCGGCATAGCCGAGTGACACGCCAATCAAATTACTTGTTGAAACAGTCATTGTCGTGTACTCCTTTAAGCAATCAACACGCCTTGGAACTGGCTACCTGAACAGGTAAGGTTACCCGCCCAGCCAATCAATTTCACAATCAATCTGTTACTTCGCCTTTCGGCTACTGACCACCCTTTCGGATGGCGGGGCGACTTCTTCGAGTCACCCTCTGCGGCTTCTTGGGTTATACCGCAGTTCAGACTATCGCATAGCGAACCTTTTTCGTTCGCCCCCTCTCACTTAGTCGTTCAGCCTGCTTTCGCTTGGCCCCTGTCACCCGCTTCCGGGCTTCCAAGTCAATCAGAGAGGGTTTATAGACGCCATTAGTGAATTGTAGGTTTAGCGTCTTGGTTAACGGCCTGCCGCTCGCCGCCAATTGGGACAAAATTTCTGTCCTTGTGGGGGCGAAACATCAGGTACTTGGTGTTGAGGAACCACATATGGTTGGAATTGCTTGAGCCGTTGTTATACGACGACGCACCAATACCACCATCAAGCACTACGTCGGAGGCCATGCCCGCGCCGTAATACTTGAGTGAAGCAAAGCCCGCGCCCGCCATGCCCGACCCACTCTCGGTAATACGCTGGATCGCCTGAAGCGACTGCAGGTAGAAACGGTAGTAGTTGTTGTCGGCCACAAGCAGGTCAGGCTTGTCAGTTCCACGAACCAACTGCACAGCGAGGGCGTCCATGTAGCCCTGAATCGTCGTGCTGGAGACAGCGCCCGCGCCACCGCCATCAACGGCAGCCGAGAACTTCTTGCTTTGCCAGAACGAAAACACAGCGCGGTTGATGCCACCGTAGGTGCCCGTGGTCGGGTCATCCGGCACAGCAGCAGCAAGACCCGTAAGGTTCTTGCCCGCGTTGCCGGTGCCGTCACCGTACAGATCACCGCTGATGCGGTTCGCCAACTGTGCCTCGGCCACTTCCATGCGACCGTCAAGAAGGTCAATGATTGCCTCCTTGCCCGAATTCTGGATCATCTCCAGACCCGAAATGGTCACGGCGGAAGCGTACTGCGTGATGGAAAACTGCGCCGACGAAATCGGGCTGTTCTGTCCAACATTCAGCACTTCATAGCCGCTGTACGAGTTGGTATTGTCGGATGTCGGGTCTGTGTACATCAATTCTTGGAGGATGGTGTTTCCTCCCGAAAATGTACGCACATTTCCCCGGTCTTTTAGTCGACGAAGCAGCGCATTGTTGTTCGTCACGTTGTCAGCGAGTTCACCGCTACGGCTCTGAATTGTGGTAGCAATGATGTCGCTGATACTAGAATTGGCAAATGCCATTTTAATTCTCCTATATCAGTTAATTACAAACGCGTCTCTGTTTCGGAAAAAGCATCCTCCAAGAGTGCGCGACGGTTTGCTGCCTTGGGAGCCGTGTTGGCGCTTGGTGTTGCGCTTCTGACACTCACCGCTGCTGCACGGGCCACTTTCGCTGCCCGGTTGTACTCCTTAGCCTGTTTTGCAGCCACTTCAGCCTGTTGGGCCTTGTTGATCTGTTCAAACAGGTCAGGGTTGAGACGGATCGCTTTATCGTAAGCCTCCTCCAAATTTTCTGCCATGCCACTCTGTAGGAGTTGGATCATGGTTGGCCGGGCTTCTTCAAAATGATCTGCTTTTAAAGAAAATTGGTTAATTTCGCCCAACAGTTGCTGGTTTTGCTGCATTTCTTGCTGCTGTTTCCAGCCCGTGACCTCGCCACGGACGTTGTTGAGTTCGTTTTGCAACTGCCACACCATCGGGTCAACGTTGTTTTGCGGGGCAGCCTGCGGGTTTGCTCCCATTGCGCTCAAATTGACGCCATAGGACTGCGCTAGTTGGGCAAACAACTGCATTTTTTGTTGCGGCGGGGCGGTACGCAACGTGTAGTCAGCCTGCATCAACGCGGACACGGCCTTTTCGGGCGTTAGCCCCATGCCTTGAATCGTTGGCAGGTACGGCGCAATGGTTTCCTGCATCGTGTCAGCAAACTGCGCCTTGGCAAGCAACGGTTCCACGCCAGCACGCATCTGTTCTTCGCGCTGCCATGCATATTCCTGCATTTTTGGGTCGGCTTTCTGCCAAACGTCGTGAAAATCTTTTTTCCACGATGTTGGTGGCCGACGCCATACAGGCGGTTCTGCCTCCTGCACAGGTTCGGCACGTTCTGCATTGCGTGAGGCAAAGCGCCCTTGCTCGTCACGACCGATTGCATCCTCTATTGGCTCGCCTTTTTCGGCAGCCTCAAAGCCTTGTTCCAACATTGCACGCCGATCATCTATCGGTTCTTCGCGGGTTTCCATTGCAGGGTTATTTATGTCCATATCTATCCTCTCCTGTGGGGATTGGTGAAATTGGCTTGTTCCCGCAGTTTGCGAATGATTACGTCGGCTTGGGCGTTGGTGAGGCGATTGTTAACCTCATACTTCAAACGCTCAAAGCGGCTTTCATCCACCTTTGGCTTGGCAATGTGCTTGGCGGGGTCTTCGTTGCCTACCTCAATGCAGTTGTTTGCCTTGAGGTGGCGTCGGTGTTCGGATCGGCTAGTAATCATCTTGCCGTCAATCATAGATTTGTATGGCTGGATGTCGGGCACAATGTAGTAACTACTGCCCTTGGAGTCCTTTTTGCGCTCCACAAATTTGCCGTCAATTAAAACGTAAGTGCGTTTCATTGGTTTAGAAAGGGCGGGGCAGCGTTGTTCATCTGCGCGATGATAAGGCGCGTCTGGGCGTCCATGTCAGCCTTGTACTTGGCGGCGGCCTGATCACTCTGCAGCCGCATAGACTCCAACTGCGCTTCAAACTGCTGCTTTTGCTGCTCCATCTGCAGTTTAGTCTGATTTTTAAGTTGTTCCATTTGCATCTGCTGCTGCAATTTTGCCTGCTGCAGCGCCGATTCCATCTGCATACGGCTTTGTTCAACCTGCCCCTTTTGCTGCAATTCGGCCTGTTTGCCTTGCGCCTGTGTGTCCGGTTGCTGCTGTTGAGCGGCCTGCTGGAGTTGCTGCAGCGTAGCGTCAATTTGACCCTCAATCGGGCGTGCGGCTTTAAACGCCTGCACACCAAAGCGCAGCAGTTCCATCATCATTGGCACCATTTGCGGGCTTGCCTGACCCACAGGCAACGCTTGAGCAAGGAAACCACCAAACGCCTGCAGAAACTGCATACGATCTTGCTTGTTCTGGTTTTCGTCCAGCATCACCAGACTGTCAGAGGCAATGTCCACGCGGAAGTTACGCAGCGGCTTGTTTCGGAGCAATTCCAACGCCTGCGGAATCAACTGCTGGTCGGCTTGCGTCATCTGTTGGGCCGCAGCGTAAGCAAGGATGGTTTCTGGTTGGTACTTGGTACACATCACCTGCGCTTTTAACCGGATCAACTCCGACGCAAAGAGGGCTACGTCCTCCTGCATCGACCGCAACCTCAAACCGGCGTACTGTCCTTTGATTTGCTGCGCGGTCGCGGTTTCGCTGGCGTAAGACGCACCTCGGATGATGTCGCTGATGCCCGTGATTTCGTAGATTTGGCTCTTGATGTCTTCGCGGGCGCGGTAGCAGTTAAGGAGGGCGTTAGCCAACGTGTCAAGCGGGAGGAGATCAATGCTGCCTTTAAGGCCGCCCTTTTCGCTGAAAGCCATCCACTTATCAACTGGAATAAGCGCATTGTTGTCACCCTCGGTCATCAAGCGTTGCAGTGCAGGTTGGCTCGCATCGTACACGCCGCGTACACGCAGCGACTTCACAAGACCGTCAATGCGGTCGGACAGGATATCCAACTCCATCGCCTGATCTTGGTACAAAACAAAGTCAGGAACGGGTACCAGCGTATCGCTTGTGGTCGTAGCGTACAGCGGCTTGGGGCACGGGAAGAAGCCCTCCACGCCGAGCGGGTCATCGCGCTCGTCGATGATCTCGGGCATCCCTTTGCTAAACCAGTAGACTTTTTCGGACTCTTTATCCCACAACTCACAAATTTTGGCGCGGTTATATAGGCGCTTGTTTTCGTTATAGGCGTTCAGCGGCTCTGGGCCTTGGTCAAGCGGTATCTTGCGCGCAACCTCCTCGCCAAACCGCTCTGTCAACGCCTCACGGGTCATGTATGCCCAGCGCCATACGCAGGTCACTTCTTCCCACGTTCGGGCCGTGCTGTGCCCAAAGTCGCGCCAATGGACATAATCCACCGGGGCGCACTCGTATTCAATCTTTTCCATTTGCGGCGGAGCGTTCTCGCCTTGCTCAATGTTCGGCGTGATGCTGACGCCATCATCCTCAAGTCCGATAGGGGCGGTATGCGGTTCATATCGCACCCATGCCGTACCACGACCGCCAAGGAACCTGTCCTCTACGCAGTAGTTCATCGTTGCCCGGTAATCAGGGTAATGCTCGATCTCAAAGTCGATGGCGCGTTCAATCAACTGCGCAGCCACGCGGCCAACGGGGTCGTTGTCGCCAAAACGGCGGCTGATGTCGGCCTTTGGCAGTTTGGCGTAGACCGCGGGGCGTAACGTCTGCACGTTACTCCACAAAATGTTAAATTTGGCCGATTCGGTCAGCGACTGACCACGGGTATCGTCACGGTACCGCTTAATAATTTTTTTGGAACGCGCCGCCCATTTCGCGAACTCGTTGTCATACTGCCCAATGATGCGCAAATAGCGGTCAAGTTTTGATTGCGCCATTGATTCCATTAGTTTTTCCCCGTGTTGCGCTTGCTGATGGCGGCGGCTTTAGCCTTTGCCTCTGCTTTGCTGCCAGCGCCCCATGCGCGGAGGGCGAGCGCAAGGCGGGTGGGTTCGCCGTCCTTTGCCATCGGGCCAGCCATGTTGCCCATACGGGCAAGGAAACTAGCGCGGCGCGGGTTGTCGCCTGCCTTCACAGGAGGTTTAAGCGTGCCGCCCGTTTCACGCTTATACGAAGCGCGGCCCTTTGCGTTGAGGCCACCCTTGGGGTTTTTGCCATCACTGCGTTGCCACGCTGCGCTCACTTCTTGTTTTCCGGTTTAGCAGTCTTCGCAGACTGACGGAACGCCTTGGCAGTCGGCGCACCGGGTGACCCCGGCTTACGCATACGCTCGTTAGAGCCAGCCTTGATGCGCTCTTGCTTGGCAAGGATGTTGGCGTAAAGCCCCGGTTTACTCATGTGTAGGTACTAAACAGACCAACGACGCGGCAGTTGGAGTTACCCGAGCAAGTCGCGGTAATTGCGCCCTTACTCGCCACCCCTAGCGGGATCACATACACGCCAGCGGCCTGCGTGGCGGGGATGCGTACCAATTCCGTGGCGTTGTCGCTAACAACAACCGTAGCCTCGGTGTTGCTAGAAACGTTAACCACAACGCTATGGATGTACGCGCCTGCAGCACCAAACGTCGTCGTAGAGGTTGCGGCAACTGCAACGTAATCGTTGCGCACTGGACTAATCGCGGTCATAACCTAGCCCTCTTGCTCACCGTGCGGTCATGGACTGCCCACATATCGTTGAGCGTAACTGTGTTGCTCGGCCCGACGATAAGCGGTTTAATCTCTGCCGCCGGGGTCTTTTCAGAAACTTCCTGCCATGATACCGCAAGCATACGGAAAGCGTCACTAGGGTGGCTAGTCCAATCGTGGCGCGGGGATTGGCGGTATGCCCGCTTGTCCTCGTCGTATTCGCGCTGGTACTGCCGTAGCGCCTCTATGCCCTCACGGCAGCGTTCGGCGTCAAACCACACGCGGGGTAGGGTCATGCGGACGGCTTGGATGCCTGATTGCACGCCAATGTCGGGCACCACGGCCAGTTTGCCAAGGTCTAAATAGCCAGCCAACTGCTCCACGATGCTTTTGCCGGTCTGTAACGACTTTGCCCGAGCGTCGTGCGGCAAGTAATGACGGGCGTACTTGTACGGTTTGCCCGTAACCACGGCGGCAATGTCATGGATGTCCTCGCCGCTTACAGCGTAAAAGTCGATAACGCGGATTTCCCCGCGCCCAAGTTGGTAAAACCACACCGCCGTGTCGTCGCGGTATCCCAAGTCCCACGCTGTATGTACGGGTAAGTTGGGGTCGTAAGATACGGCGCAAATGCGGCCTTGATCCTGCGCCTCGCGCATCTCCTTGCCAAAATAAGCGCCTTGAATGGCAGCCTCAAATGAGCACTGGTATTCCTGTAAGTATTGATCCTCGGCTAATTGCGCCCGAGCGGCGGCTAATTCTCCCGGCGGCAACAATCCTGACGTACTGGCGGGCAGGCGTAGCAAAAACCACTCGCTTGGCAAACGCTGTGCTGTTTCGTAAATGTCCCAAAAAGCGTTTTTACCTTTAGGCGTGCCACCAAACACGCACCAACCCTGCTTATCGCTCAAACTCGGCCTCAAGACGTTCCCAAATACGCTAGGCCGAAAGTCGCCGTATTCGTCAAGGTACAAACCGTCAAAGCCAAGACCTCGCATCGCGTCTGCGTTGTCAGCACCAAACAGGCGTATCTGGCTGCCGGTTATCAACGTTAACGTCAATTCTTGCTCGTTCTTCGACTCGGTGACTGGGGCGGCAAACTCTTGAAAGTATTGCCACGCAACGGCTTTAGCCTGACTACGGTACGGCGCTACATACCCGAACAACCCCCGCTCCCCTTGGTAAGTAATGGCGGCGCGGATAATGTCGTTAACGGCAGCAACTGTCTTACCTGCGCGACGATGGGCAACAAGGCAAGCCCACCGCTGCGTCCGGTTGTGGAACGGCATGAACGCCTCACGGGGGCGGTAGGGTATGACTACTCGGGAGCCATCCATGTGACTTCCATCTTGATCTTGTCGCCGTTTTGGCCGGTGTGTTCGTGTCGGGCAAGTTTGGGCACATGGTACTCAAGCAAATCGCTAAAGCACCTAAACGCCGCCTCTGCGCCCTTCTCTTGGTGTATCTCGTCGAGCCAGCCTTGCAAGCGGTCTGCGTTGTTGTCCACAAAAGCGGCTATCGCCTCTCTAGCGGCGGCTGTACTCTTGTTCGGGCTTCCTTTGGGGCGACCTGCTGGCATACCGGGGTTAATATATCCTGATTGTTTATCTAATGAAACAGTTGTTAACGCTGTTGCCTTGGGTTAACTTACTTACGCTCCAATATGCGTACCTTTAGTAGTCAAGCGCGGCGGCAACCCGTGATGGCGCAAGGCGCGGCATTATTTACGCGCTATATTGTAAATTTCCTCGTCCGTTAAACCAAGGTCTTTTGCGCTTTGAACAATTTGAGCGTATTTGTGCGCTCCAATATCTTTCGGGCGAGTTGTAAACATATCTTTTACAACATCGTACATCGCAGGGTTATCTTTCCAATTTCGAGTTTGTTCACCTACCGCATCATTGTATCCAGACACTAGCGAAAACCCGCCCATTGGGTTTGGGTCATAAGCATCGTCCATTCCGCGATGCGTCACGCGAAATGCGCCAATTTCTTTAAGTTTGTCAAAGTTCAATGGTTGATAATCAACCTGTAGGTTTGCATTGTCACTTGTCAGGTTTTTGTATTTTTCAAAATCAGTAATTTTGCGCACTATCCGCTCGTCCGTTTCGTCAACCTCACCGCCCTCGCCAAACCGACGCGTCATCAGATCCCCGAGCCGCGATAACTGCTTCTTGGTCAACTTCTCCGCGCCAAAGGTATCCCGCATCAAATCCTTCGCCGACATCGCATCCCGCGAGCGCACAGACTCGGACATCTTGAGAAGCTCCGCGAGCGTGTCCGGAGCACCCCTTGGCTCTTGGGCCGCGGTCAACGACTCAAGCTCCATGGCCATGCCCTTCGCAGTCCCCCGGTCCGTCTCCTGACGGACCGGCCGCCGCGTCGCACGACGCACGGTCTGGGAAACAGGCGTCGCGTTAAACGCCACCTGCGTCTCGCCAGGCCCTCCCGATAAGCCCTCAAGCATGCTACGCGCCGAGTCAAAGTTCTTCATCGACTCGACATACGAGTCCTTGCTGTTGCCTTTTAACAACGCAAGCAACTCATCATCCGAAGCCGGACCACCCTTCGCACGACCCGTCGGACGCACCGCCCCAGGCGACAAAATGATATTGCCCAAACGGTCCGTGTAATACCCCGCGTTCTGCGCCCCACCCAACATCGTCGGCCCAAGGTTCGGGTTCGCAGCAAGCGCCCGCAACGGCAAATCGCTCGTCTGCAAACTCGGTAACCGCATGCCCGAGGGCAACGTGCCAGGGCTCAAGGCTCCAGGAGTCGGCGTAAAGTACGGGGTGGACGTGCCTTGGCCCGGGGCAACGGGCAGCGGGTTGGCCATATACCCCGGCGTCGGGATGTTCGTGGTCGGGATGTACCCGCCACCAGGAATGCCCGTGGCCGGAGGCGGCACAGGGATGTCGAACGAAAGCTGCCCCGGCGCAGGCCTTTCACTCACCGTCCGCAAAGAAGGCGTTCCGCCCCCCGTGCGAGTCCTGCTGCCAGCAGGAGGTTTCCCAATCCGGCTAAGCAACCGGCCGACATCGCTGTTCTGGTCGATCGCGCTCCAGTTAAAGTTAAACCCACCACGGTCCGGGGTGCCGGTGTCCGGCTTCTCGTCCCGATCGTCAATGCCGTTCAGGTTCTTGTCAATGAAGTCTGCCGTACGAACCCGACCCGAATCGTCTTTCGGCGGCTGAGTGGTCGGGGGACTGACCGGCAACACGCTGCTAATTAGCCCAGGGGGCGGTTCTTGCCTCGGGGGCATCGTTCCGGTACCGCCTCCGGTGCCACCGCCCGCGGGCGGCCGGTCCCTGAGAGCCTGCTCTGCTGCAAGACGAGCCGCTTCTTCAGCCGCCCGACGAGCGTTCTCCCCCGCTAGGCGACGGGCTTCCTCAGCCGCTCGAGCAGATTGCAAATCCTGCTCCGCACGACGACGAGCCGCTTCCTCAGCCGCCCGACGAGCCTCCTCTTCAGCCACACGACGAGCTTCCCCTTCAGCAATGCGCCTGGCGTCTTCCTCGGCCTTACGACGAGCTTCTTCTTCCGCGGCTTTGCGGGCGGCTT